CTTCCAATGCCTTTTTTGCCTCGGCAACAATCCGGTCGTATTCGGCTTGGGCTTCCGCCTCATACTTTATTGCGGCGTCAATCTCTGTATTCTTGGTTTCCTCGGCGACTTTGATACGACCGGGGATTGCCTCCAATTGTTCCGTCCGGGTTTGCAATGCGGTACGCACGGTTTTCGCTTTCTCAATCAACCGGGCGTTCTCGTTTTGTTCCTCCATTAAATCGGCAATGTCGATTTTCTCGGCATACGTTTTGACGTCGCCCGGTTTCAACTGCTTTTCGGCGGCGGCGCAAATGGTCGTGTACGTCTTGACCTCGGCGTTGGCGTCCTTTCTTTTCTCCTTAACGGTCATAACCTCGGCGTCAATCTCGGCAATACGTTTTTGCACATTCTCCGGCAACAATGCCCGGACGTATTGCACTTGCTTTCGGCGACCCTCGGCGGTTTCAGACCACCGGGAAAACTCCACGGCGTCAAAATCCGTATATCCGAATACCTTTTGCAACATACTTACGTTATCCGACCGCATCCCGGTTGTTTTCTGTTTGATTGATAACGTACCACGGGGGTTGGCTTTGGTAAACCGCAATTCAACGTCGTATTCCTCGCCGTCGTCGCCGACAACCATTTTGGCAAACCCTTTGTCCTCGCCATTACGCAACACGGCGTCCCGGTTCCCGGTCAACAACGCCCCGATTGCCTTTAATAGCGTGGATTTTCCTAACTCATTGTCCCCGGTAATGAAATATACATTACCCTCAAAATCTGCGTTGAACTCCTTAATTACTTGGAAATTCGACAACTCTAATTTTTTGATAATCATTTTATCGCTCTTTTTATGCCGGGGTTGCCCCCGGCGGTTACTACTTATTTGTTTGTTAATATCATTCTTTGGTGTATCATGCTTTGCACCTTGTTAAGCGCATCCCGGTTGGCGTCAACCTCCGACCGGGTGCAATCGGCAATAAAGTTTTCCAAACGCTTATACAGGTCGTCCAACTCTTTTGCCGTCATTGCATGGCGAACGGCTCCCAATTCGTCCTTATCCATTTTTGCAAACTCGTTTAAGGGTTTCCAAATCGCACCGTTTGGGGTCGTCGGCGTTCTTTGTCGCATCAATTAACGGCATATCATTTGTTTTTGCCGTCCAACTTTTACCCGTAACGGGCGACGTGTAAGTTACTTTGTAATGTCCGTACCCGGCAAATTCAAACCGGAAATCGCTGATTGTTGTTTTCGCTCTCATTGCTTTTATTTTTTAGCGTTACCGGGAAAACGCCCGGTCGTTGTTATTTCATGCCACAAAATTACGGTAAATATTTTAATTGCCAAAATTTTTTCTTTTTATTTTCGTGTTAGGGCAAAAAAATCCCGATACGGCGCAAGTCGTACCGGGATAAAATCAAAATAATTTCATTTGCGTATCTGTTAAGACGGCAATAACGCCGTCAACTTTTTGTTCCCATGCCGTCCGGGTTGCAATCTTTTCCGGCGTTGGGTTCCGTTCGCACCTCCGTTGGTTGTGGCGCATCTGTTTAACCATGTACGCCAATTCTTCCAACGTTATTTTCGCCGGATTTTCGATTTGCGGGCTTTTGTTTTCGTCTGCCATACTTTTATCCATTCAAACAAAATAATCGAAATACGGGGCTTAAAATAAACGGTCGTGCATCGGGGCGGGCAAATTCTCCAAAACCCAACGGGGGTTGTTGTGCAAAATGTACCGTCCAAAGTGCATTATCATAAGGGCGTCGGCGTTCCACAACGTCGCCTTAACATCGGGGTAATAATCGGCGGCGGCTCGTTGGTATCGCTTTTTGCGCTCCGGCTTTTCCTCTCCCTTAACCCGCAATTTCAATTCATTTTGCCATTTTTGGGGGTGTACCAAAACAAACGGTACGTCGCACATGGCAATTATCGTTTTCAGGTTCTCGAACTCGGATAACAGTTTTTGAACCCGGAACGCCTTACCGGGGTTGTCGTTCACGTCGTCCGGGCGCAATTGAACCTTTTCGACGAATACCAACGGGCGGCAAATACTTTTCATATAATCAAACCATTGCCGCAACTCCATAAGGTCGCCCGGCATTTTAATAACCTCGGTTTTGTGGTTCGGACGCCAAACAGCAATCCCCCCGGATTTTCCGGGGTCAATGCCAATAATACAATCAATCGTTATTTTGTTCATTTCCAAAAATCTAAATAGTTATCAATCTGCAATTCGTCCGCAATCATACGGTCGAACGTGCGTTTTATCTCTTTGTCCCTCGCAATCTCATACGCCGTAAAATCCAATTCCGGGGCGTCGGTTCCCTTACGTTGAACGTGGTACGCCTGGTACTTGTTGACGAACCCACGGGCGACACGTTGCATATATCGGGCAAATGCTTGTTTGCGGTCGTCCTCGGTTCCGGCAACCTCATTGGCAAAACCCAACTTTCGCAACCAATCATAAATCAATATTCCGTCAGTAATCCCCAACACAAACCGCCCGGTATATTTATATTGCAAAAATACCTCCCTACATCGGGCGACGACTTGGTTGTGATAATACCGTTTTTCCTCCGGCGTCAATTCCTTTTTCGGCTCCGGCAATGCCTTATACGCTTTATGTATAACCCCGTTTTGTTTCCGGCGGTATGCGTTCAATATCTTTGCGAAATAATCGGCGTTAAACTGTTGGTAATGCTTTTTGTCCGGGTTCCCGTATTTATCTTTCGGAAAAAATTCGTCTAATTCCCCGGTCGTCGCCAACTCAAAAGCTATCTTAATATCAGCCAACGTCATATCTGAGTAATAACGTTTCAGAATATCCAACAACCGGGATTGTATATAATTCCAATCATTTTCATTCTGTGGTATTATATAACCAACGTCTATTGCTATACGCTTAAACAGTAACGAAAGATTTTCAACTAATTTTGCATCGTCAATTTCCGCAATTGGTGTTTTTGTTGACGCTGCGAAAACATATTTTTCAACTGGGTTTAATGCTTTGGCAACCTCCGGCAATTGCATCATTCTACGGCGTACTTCAATGGCTTTTGTTCCGGGCTTGGTATTATATATTTCTAACGCCGTATTTTCTTTTTTTTCAATTGCTCCCATATCAATCAAAATCATTGTTTAAATACTTCATCATATCCGCAATTTCTTTGCTGCTTTGCTGCTCTGTCTTTACGGAACGTTTCATTTTTTCCCATTTTTCGTATTTTTCGGGGGTTGAATCATATTCTAACGCCGCCCAACCTTTTGAAATGCTTTCTTTTATCAGAATCAGCGCAAATTCTTCCGGGTATTTACTCAAACCATTTAAGTTTGCTTGTATCGCTGAAAAACTCTTTTGCGACGTTCTCCATTTCGGTTGACACATCAAAATATAAAAGTTCCGTTTAAATTCATCGCTATCAAATGGGAATACAAGTTTTGCAAAGTAATTATCAACTTTATCAATTACTTGTTTTCTGACGTCCAACAATTCCGGGGTAAAC